TGCAATAGCTGATGTTGCGGCTGTTGTTGTTGGTGCTTGTGCTGGTGCTTGTGTTGCAGGTTGTGCTTCTGCTTGTTGTTTAGCAACTGCATCTAAAAATGTAGTTAGTTTGGTATAAGTTTGACCAACTGCTACCATTTCGTTAGGTTTAAATGCACCACGTGAACTAGCAATATCAATAATAACTTTCATTGCGTTCAAGTCATTAATTGTTAGGTCATTGCTGGCTTGTGAAGCGTCTGGCGCTTGTTGATTTTGTACAGTATCTACCATTTAGTATCTCCTTAAAAGTACGTATATAATTATCTCGTTTGTAAATGTGGACATGCAATCGTGAAAAAACTTAATTCTTTTTCACTTTCAAATCCTATACGGGTAACATATACAATAGTATTGGTGTTATCTAATGCTATACCCTGTCCAACATAATACCTATTATTTAGATTCTTCTTGATCCAAGAGTCGATAGATTTGACTAGACTTGGATTGTATTTGTCAATGGTTGTGTACTTAAAATGAGGGCAGGCAAACTCAACCCTTCTAATATTAAAATAATTTAAAGAATTGGGCTTGCCCGTTTTTAATGCCATTAAGCTGTTTCCTTAATTGCGTCGTAATACGCATATTCTCCAAAAGGAGGAACAATTTTGTCATTGCCGTGAATGATGAATACTGTATCACAGTAGTTTTCATCACCCCAACTGCCCCAAGGATAACCATCAGTAAACATGATAAACTTTTTAGGTTGAATATCATTTTCCTTCATGTATTCCCAGTTTACATCAAACTCAGTTCCGCCACCGCCCATTGGCTCATAGTGATCGAACTCATCCATGCAATAACCATCGTAATCTTGTTCGTTATAAACTTTAGTATCAAAACACCAAACTTTAATTTTAAAGTCTTTGTATTCTTGCATGATACCTTTAATTTCGCTTAAGAAGTCTTTAGCCTGTTCGTCTCCGATAGAACCTGACATGTCAATTGATACACAAATATCAATAGTATCTTGGAATTGAGTTCCAGGCAAAATAGCGTTCATGTGCCAGCCCTTACGGTTAGGACGCATAAAACTATAATCGTTTTTAATAGTGCTTTGGATTTGTTGACGCAAAATCTCACGCCAATTCATCTTAGGCTCTGTAAGTTCCTTAATCATGCGTTGTACACTAGCAGGTGTATTACCAGCACCTGCGGCTTGTGCGGCCTGCATTGTAGCTTCGCGAATCTCGTCACGAATTTGTTTTAATTCTTCTTTAGAATATTTTGGTTGACCGTCTTTACCGTTCTCACCCCAATCAATGTGATCGTCGAGCAACTGACCTAATGCGTTCAATTCATCTTCGTCGTGCTCGTCAAAAATCTTGTCATACACTTCTTCTGCACCCATACCATAGTATTTTGCATCATGAAAAATTGTAATACCTTCAATAGTGTGATCACCAATTCTGTCACGAACTAATTGTCCGTTAACGCAATAGTCAGCGGCAATGTTAAAAATACGTGGATTACGTGCCTCACGACGCGACATGTGATCAAATACATTGTGCAAAATTTCGTGAGCAATAACGAACTCTACTTGTTTAACGCTAAGTGGTTCGAAAAACTTACGGTTAAAATAAATGGTTCGACCGTCTGTGGCGGCAGTGCCCATCCATTCTGAGCCTTCTTCAATTTTTAGGCGTGTAGCCATATTACCAAAGAACGGATGACGTAACAATAGTCCTACCCGTGCTACAATAATTTTATCGATAATTGGATCTGTATGTGACATCTCTGCTCCTGAATGTTTACTATATGTATATATTATAACACCACCCGAAGGTGGTGTCAAATAGTGCTTAAACCAAATTATTTTTCGGTTGCTTGGCTAATATACTTGCCAAATTTAGCATGGAATTCATCAAAACATTTGATTTCATCTGGGTCTAGTGGCAACTTGTAAGTTGACAATGCTAGTTTAGTACCCATAATAACCAATTCAGTTTCAAAGTTATTCATCATAAATTCGAAAAAGAAGTTAACTTGATCATTCCAATTTTTAGCCTTTTTATCGCAAGAATCTTTCAATTCATAGCACAAGGATACAGTTAACGAATACATGGCACTAATTTCTTTAGAGTCCATTTTCTTAACCTTGCCTGACAAAATGTCACTTGGATTTGGCATTTTGCTAGCATGTTTACGGTGTGCCATAAACTTAATAGCAAGTCCTTCGCCAACAGATCCAGACACCAAATCTGTCAATGTGTCTGTATCTACATCGTCATCTGTAAGCAATTCGCTTACAAACGACCAGCTACGTGGAGTAGCAAATGCACGTGAACTAGACTTTGGATCAAAATCGTACAAGTCCTTTTTAGAAAAACTCAAAAAGCCAACAACATCTTGATGTACTTTATTGTCAACAGCCCAATCAAAATAGTCGTCCCAGTTAACAGTCATTTCCAAGTGAACGAAACGATTAGCCAGAGGCGCAGGCATACGGAATGTAACGCCTTTGTCAGTTTCACGGTTACCAGCCGCAACCAATACAACATTATCTGGCAAATGGTAAGTGCCAACACGACGATTCAAAATAAGCTGATATGCCGCCGCTTGTACAGCAGGCGCCGCACTATTCATTTCATCTAGGAACAGGATGATTTGTTTATGCTTACTAGCCAATTCCGCACTTGGCAATTCTGATGGAGGAGCCCAACGCATTGTGCCATCGTTGGAATCGAAATATGGAATACCTTTAATATCTGTAGGTTCCCATAGTGACAAACGAACGTCAATTACATGAGCTTCTAATTCTGTGCCCAATTGCTTGATAATATCTGATTTGCCGATTCCTGGAGGACCCCAAAGAAAGATTGGGCGATGATTTTTAAAAGCCTTACGCAAAGACTTTTTAGCACCGCTAGGGCCAACTGTACGACTGGAAATTTCTGCCATTTTAGTTCCTATCTTTAAAAAATGTTATTTAAAATAACGCTGTGTAAGTATGTATTGTATAGGAAACTAGGAGATGTGTCAACTGTTATCTGTGCCTGCGAGATCTTTTTCTCGCTCATTTATGGCTTTAATTATACCAAATTTTCTAATGTCGTCGGAAAACAACATTAGCTCAAATCCTTTCTTTTCTGAAAAGACAGTAATTGACATTGGTGTTAGGTAGTATGGACAATCTACATACCTTTCCAAAAATATAATTGTTTGGGGACTTAGTTCAATTGGTTCAGTAAATGGAATTTCATATTCTTTTAATTCCAATTCTTTTACTAAAAATTCGTAACCTTCCTCGCTTAGTCGATATGCAGTCTGTTTATTAATTCGAGTGCTTTGCCACCATTTACGTCCAAATAATTTTACATTAGCTTCATCAACGCTCTTGCCCCATTGTTGTAAAAATATTTTGGTTAATGCATCTCTTGGTATCATTTTACTACTGTGCCGGAGGTTAGTTTAACCACTTGAAAATCATCGCAATTAAATGTTTGATTTAATTTTTTAGCAAGATTCCTTGCGTGGCCAGGATTACTGAACGAAACCTTTTTATATTTAGGTCCAGGATAACTAGTAAGACTATTGAAACTTTTTAAATTGAAAGCTTCGTTTTTATAAAAAACAGCCCAAATAGCTTCCGCCTCAAGAATCTGTTCTGCTTTGTATGTTTTCTTATTAACACTTTCTAATAAGATTTTTGGTTTTGGTCGAGACATAATATGCGTTCCAGTAATATACGCATATATTTAGTCTTATTTGTCTTCGAAACCGCCACCATCCATAGTAACAGTAACTACCTCGGTATCTGCTCTATTTCTTAGTTCATTGAACAAGCTCTCGTAATCTTGTAACAATTTATCTTGTATTTCGGCAAGTGCTAAACTTAACAACCTGGCTGTTTGAATAGGTATTCTTACTTCTTTTTGTTGAGTAAGTTCAGCACTTCGAATTACCTGTATAAGTTGTGTAATCGGTGTTAAATTAATCTGATTTTGCATTAGCAAGTACCTGTTTCATTTCAAATTCTGTTTTAAACGGGCCTTTGTATTCGTTACGTTCTAATGTAATAACTTTAGGACAGAAACTTTTAACCCATCCTTTGTTAAATTTAATAGTATAGTAACCTGCACAATACAAACTTTTACTCTGCAAGCTCTTTGTAAACAATGGAAGTTTACGTCTTACATCGTACATACTATTGTATGGAGGAACACTTGTGGCAAATCCGTGACATTCATTTGGTTCTGCTTGTGTAACTTTAACTTTGTTACTAGTTAGGAAAAATCCTTCTCCAAACTGTTTAGTTAAGTCTTGTTTTTTGTTAAACATAATTTCGCCTGTAGTGCTACTCAGTACGAATTTGTTATTTTCTTTTTTGTGAAGTGTTGCGACTTTAGAACCGTCTTGTTCTACAATCCAAAACTTACCATCCACAATCGGCTTGGCGTATATAACTGTCATATTTTTCTCCTTAATATTACAAGGGCCCTGACGGCACCCGAGTAATGTATGTATTTATCTCTTATTCTTCGACGAAATCTACTACGTTGCCGTCTGCATCTGCGCATATAATACGCACAGTTTCACCGTCTTCGCTTTTAATTTCAATCGGTCCCCAAATCCACCATTCAGTATCGCCTTGTGACCATGGATCATCCTCACGTTCTTCTAAATCGTATGGACTATTATCATCAATAAATTCTTGAATTTCTTCTTCTTCTTCGTCAGTAAGACCTTCGAATTCAATATCGTACCAGCAACCTCCGTCGAACATTTCAACAAGATCAACACTTTCAATATTATTAATTTCACAGTCTAGCATGTTGATGCTGTCTTTCTTGCCATCTCCACCAGGAACTTCTGTAAATTCAAACTCCGGAGGATTATCGTCTGTAGTTTCTACAGTCCATTCACCATATCGAAATCCATTCACTACAGTAACTTTACCGTCACCATTTCGCTGATGATATGTTTCAACTTCTTGACAAGATTTTTTATAATAAGTGCTAACGGTCCAGGTTGCCATGGCAATCTCCTTATTGATCTAATGGCAAGGTGTTCCACTCTTTAATTAGAGCGATAACTTCCTCTTCTGTATTACAGATACTTTTTGTAGTAGCCCAATCGTCCTTTTTATTACGGCCGCCGATTTCAACCATCCAACCGTTATCGTAACGATTGATAGTGATGCTTTCGTTTACTTTTGCTAGTTTTGCTAACTTACTCATTTTTAGTCCTCTATTTGAATATATGTTGTTTGTGGATATTTTGCTTGGAATGGTTCTGCATATTGCTGAATGTTATCAGCAATCTTTTTCATATCCCATGCATTACAGAATTTTAGCATGCGGATACCAACTTGGCTAACTTCCTTAGGAATTGCATTAGCTTCGATTGTTTCTCGAATCTTAGCTTTGATGTCGTCAGGTTGTGCAGTTAAATCACATAACTGTACATTACGTTGATAATCTTCTAAGACTCTATGTTCTACACCATTATGGTCGGTCCACCTCTGAAGCATGAGATTGTTCCACGCAAATCCTTTGGCTTTACGATCTTCGAACGCTTCAGTAAGACCAACTTTGTTTTTAGAACCTTTAGTACGCACACCTGGATACGCTGAGAAGACATTATCACTGGTATCACCACGCATACATTTCTCGAATAGCATCCACTCTGGATCTTGCGCTGGCTTAGGTTCGCCTGTCTTTTTGTCTTTAACGGGTTTACCTTTGGCATCAAAAATACCTTCGTGTGTAATATGTAAGTCTCCTACACCATTATACTGACTTACATTTGGGCTAATAAGTTGTGCAAAATCGCCATCTGTTGAAATGATAACGTGTTTGGAATCTGGATGAGCTTGTACCCACCCTGCAATTAAATCATCTGCTTCTAAATTAGGATGTTGTAAAATAGTAGCGTTAGTCTTTTCTGTAATAAAGTTTTTAAACTCGTCAAATGCTTCCCAAAATAACTTATCTTCATCTTGTTGTTTTTGAGTCATTGCATCTCGAGTTTCTTGTCTATTTGCTTTATAAGGCTTATAGACATCTTTACGCCAAGAGCGACCTTCAAGGCAGAATACTACATGAGTGCCGCCAAAGTCTTGCCATGCTTTTTTAATGCTGTTAAAAGTGATATGAAATGCCATACCGAGTTTAATGTCGGCGGTGCCTTGTACTACGTGGCGAGCACGAAAGAACGTGTTAGCAGTATCAACTATAATATATGTCATTCTACAGATGCTTTTCCGTTACCTAGTTTACTTACATTAATAAAACCCATGCCGCGATTAGTATCTTGGCCTTCGTCGGCTAATACGTTTCTTGCCAAATCTCTGAACCAGCGATCTACTATCTCTTCTTCAGGATCTCCATCGAAACCGTATCCAGCTTGTTTCAATTGTACAATAAACTCTGGGTTCCAGTCAAGCTCAAAGAAGCCATTTCGAATATTATCTTTGTTTACGTGTGTATCCAAAACTGCCACATATGGCTCTCCACGAATCGTTGCACGTTCTTTTGGAGTCTTTTTAGCAAGGTCTGCTTTTTCTTCAGCCTCAACAGCTTCCATTTCGTGGCGCTGTTTGATTCCTTTAACTATTTCTAGTTCTTCTTCAGCTTTTGCTTTAGCGGCTTCGATTTTATCAATGCCGAATATTTTTTTAATTAAGTTTTTCATTTGTATCCTTACATGTACATTCTCTTCCTTGTCTGCAAAAACCAGTACAGTTATTTTTTGGAAGACCTTGTAAAAAGCCATAAATTAATACCAACATAATTAACCAACCAACTGCGAGACAAAAATAAAAGAACATTTTAGGTACCCCATTCGTTTTTAAATAAAGGCACTTGTAATCTATCACTATAGCGTAGGCCTGCCTTCATAGCCAACTCTGCTACCCTGCGGTTATTCAGTGTATAGACGCTTTCAACTCCGCCTACTGGCATTAGATATACTGGACCTTCAAAACCGTATGCGCGATAAATGTCCATTACTTCTAGTGCTTCGTATGCATCGTCTTCTGTTGCAACTACAAATTTTAAATATGTATAACCAAGTTCTTGATACTCACAAACAATATCGGGACGAATTGCTTCTTCTCTCTTTTCTCCTGAACAACTTAGTTTAGCACTAACGGAAAATGTAATTCCTCTATTAAATCCAGCACTTAACGACCACTCTTGTAAATACTCTTTAAATTCTGGAGTAAGTTTTTGAGTTCCGTTAGTTTCAAATGTGATTTCTTTTAACGGTTTCATATAAACATGATCCAGCAAGTCTGGGTAAGCACGTTGCCAACCTAACAAAGGTTCTCCACCGGTGATAACCAAGTGTTCATCTTGCCAACCTTTCCATGGTAGTATTTCTACAATACGTTCTGCAATAGCATTACTAGTTAACATCGGACTTAGATCTTTGAATCTAGGATGCCAACTAGCATAGCTATCACAGCCTGTGCTTACTAATGGCAATTCTTCGTATTTTGTAAAATGCTGTTTTACTTCCGCAATTTCATCTGCTTCGGTGCTAAGTTTGCCACGTGGCATACCGAAGCCCTTACAAGAAAAATTGCAGCCAAAAGTTCTAAGAAACACGCTAGGTACTCCCATATATCTACCCTCGCCCTGTATAGAGTAGAAAAGTTCCGCTATCTTAATCTTTGACATTTGTATCCTTTATTATTTCAAAACCTAATTCTCTTGGCGTTTTACCTCTCCAGTTTTTAGGAGTTCGCCTACCTTGTAAGTTTAACACATTATCTAACGATTGTAAATACTTTCGAAGAGTATTACCGTCCGTTATTACTTCTATATTGCCTAAATCTCGCAATCTCTTGCCTTCTGTAATAGCATCCAATCCCGTATCAAAAATACCCCAAGGCGTTTTTATTTGTCCTTTGAATTGGTAGTTGTTCCTACCGGCAGTTTTTTTCTTACCTTCATACCAAGCATCCGTTTTAGTTTTTGGTTTATTCATATTGGATGTGTCTTTAATTTTCCAAGTTTTACCTAACTGTCCAGTTCCTACTAAACCACCATCGCCCTTTTCTTCTGTTAGATTTGCCCAGGTATAATCATCTACTACATTGTATAATTTGGAATAATACAGCCCTGCTTCTTGTAATTCTTCTTTAGTAGCATATTCACCTATTATACAAGTTATGATATGCGACTTATGTTTCTTAATGTGATTTAACCATCTAACTCCGGAGCCTGTGTATAGATACGGATTTTTCTTACCACTTGTTTTACACAGATATTTGAGCCCGGTGTTCATACATTTTTTAATCATCAAGTAGTTCATCTTAAACCCTCCACACTTATTTATGTGTTAAGGGTTAAAAGCCACCGCATTTAGAGTTCCTTTAATGTTTTACAATTATCTCCGTGCCATCTATTGTAGTTCGATACAACCGCAATTTTACCACAATGTTCGCACGATTTAGTAGGACGAACAATTCCAGTCATTCGCTCACTCATTTGTTTTTTCCAGTTATCGGATTTGGGCATCTTACACCCTCTTAATGCCCCTTGACGAATTTTTTCTTTTGCTTCATCAGATACGACTCTATTTTTTAATGCTTCTTTTCTTTTTAATATTGTTTCAGCAGAATAAATTTCGTGTTCTTTTTTCCCACGTTTTGCCGCCGCACATTTTTCCATTATAGCAGGATCGCGTTTAACGCCTCTTCTTGAATCTGCCTGTTTTTGTAATAGTGATTTGCCTTCCGGAGTTTCTAAAAATGCTCGCCGTTTGGTCTTCATCATTTCTTTGTATTCTGG